TTTTCTGCTTTTGATTAAAATTATAAGCAAAATGATCTTGTTCAATGGCAAAAGCCGGCCAGTCAGCACTGAAGTTGCCTTGACAGATTTTGATACAATCTCGGTGTGGGATTTCGTCTAGGTCGCTGATCATAATTAGTGCGTCATCGGGAAACAGTTTCAATGCTTCTCCAATATGATTGCGTTGTGCGTTTTCCAGTCTCCAAGGACCTGTGTCGTAATCTCGTTCGTGCGCTGGCCTTGAGTCAAACGGAAATGCTTCACGACTTGTGATAAAAGGAAAATACAACAACTTATCGAGATATTTGTGATATCTTCGCATGTTGTTCAAAAAGTGGAAAGGTTTGGTATGACCACTTTGTGTGATGTTGGATTCAACCAGTACAAAATAATCTACATGATTGTACAAATATTCTAATCGACCTTCCAACACATCGAACTCGTTGAAAAACATAAAACTGTCTACTACAATAGTCATTTTAAATATTCCTATATATTTCTAATAATACATTTTTATCAAATTGCTCTGAATCAATATTGACCAATTGATCAGTGACAATATGATCTACACTCTCAAACTGTTGATCTGGATTGTCATCTATGGTACCTTCTACATTTACTTTGTCTTGGATAAGTCCTATATCTCTAATATCAAAATCTTTGACAAATGTTTCTTTGACATAGTTGGCTTCTTCATAACTGATGTCAATATCTAAATGTACTCTAAGGTGCATTTTAGATTTCATAATTTCATCTTTGCGATCAATGAGTTCGCTCAACTTGATTGTACGATACTTGGGACAATCAGGCCAATCTATAAATTCTGGTTTGCCTCCCCACTCCAATATCATCATGCCACGCTCGTCGTCCCAATTGTCAGCATAATTGTGCGGAAACGCATTGCCAATATAAATGATGTGATCTTTTTGTTGACGTTTATGGAAGTGGCCGCTAAACACATAATCAGGACCGTTAAACACATCAGCTTTGAGTTCTCCATGATCTGGCATTTGTACCATAGCATTCATAAAAAAGTGCGGTAGTTCAAAATGTCCAAACACATATTTGCTTTTGATATCTTTCATGGTTCGCCACTCGTCGCCGACTAACCAAGGGACTAGTGTAACATCGCCTAATGTTGTAATTCCTTCTACAACAGTAACTCCGGGAATATGACGACCAAAAGCACTGCTATGTACGTCTCGTTTGTCTTTGTAGAACAAATCGTGATTACCAGGGAACCAAAAGAATTGTTCAAACGCGGCACCTAGTTTTTCGAGTAATTTGATAGATGTGTTAAGAGTAAACAGATTAAGGTTATTTCTGTTATGGCTCCAGTCTCCCATAAAAATACAAGTTTCACAATTAGCTTTTTTAGCCTCTTGTATAAACCAGTCTACAAATTCTTCACAGTCTTTTAAATGTACAGTTGAGTTACTTTTTAAACCTACATGCAAATCTGTAAATACTGCTACTTTTTTAAATAATGGTGTCATTGATATCTTTGTTGTATAGCCTCATAGGGCTATACAAGTTTACAGTTCTTAAGCGCAGAAGTCAAGCCTATTATGCTTCAACTTCTCCATCTTCGTCAACATCAACTTCTTCGCTTTTTGGCATACGTAGATTTTTATAAATCTCAGCCTGGCGTGCTATTTCAGAAGCATAGATTTGACTGTTCTGTCGAGTCATGCTGGGAGTAAGACCGTTTTCTTCTAGCAGGTCATCTCGGATATTTTGACTTTTCTTTTCAATGTTAAGAATGCGAGTAAACGAATTTGTAACAGCGGCAGTATAATAGGCAAATGGATTTTCTGACTTTGATTCATCAAACTGTAGACCAATTTGACTTAGCTGTAGAATGGCCTGGCCTTTCATTTCGTCAACATAAGTGTATCCTCGCCAGTTGCTACGCTGTGCGTAACGCTCTGACAATTTGATAAACATTTTACCTAGATTTTCTGTGATACGTCCGTGATCTTTACAAAATATCCCAGTATCAATGGCACCTTTCCAATGACTTTTACCTACACAAATCAATTCGTCTTGGTCATTGTATTTCCAATGTTGATAAGGAGGAAAGTTAACTTTGTCGTGACTGTCAGCACGAGTTTTGGTTGTCTTTTTGCGTCCCGGAGCCAGGGGAATATGATCAAAAGTCATAATTCTTATAACCACATCTGTTTTGGGAATAGATTTGTAGTCGGGAGTTAGCTCTAGTAGTTTGACTTTTTTATCTCCATTTGCTCTTGCTTCGGCAAATGCCTGTAGACCGATACGTTTGGCACGAGCACGTTTGGCGTCTGCCACTGTACGTATGTTAATTTTACTTACATCTGTGAGTATAATATCGTATTGACTATATTCTGGTTTTGTAAAACTAGAATAACTACATTTACTACGATGTATTTCTAATAAGAGGTCTCGGTTGTTGAGATATTTTACTTTTCTTGGAAGTGCGATTGGTGTCGTCATCTTGTTATTATTTTCCTTATGCGCTAGTTATTATAGCACAGAAATGGGTAAGGTCAACCGGTTTGTAAATATATTAGCAGATTATTTATCGCTAAATATCATATAAAGGAAGTTATATGGCCACCGTCGCAGAGCTACAAGCACAAGTAACAGCATTAACAAATACGTCAATCGCACTTAATGCGTCTTATCAATCTGCAAAAGCAGCTTTGGTTTCTGCTCAACAATCTGGAATCAGTTCTAATGTATCATCGGCGCAGGCTTCTTTAGATCAGGTGTTGACACAGCTTACTCAAAACAATGTTAATTTAAATCAAGCACAAGCTCGATTAGTAACTGCTCAGGCAAATCAAAATACTACAAATCCCAGTGCTTCCGATCAGGCCACGATAGCACAATATAAAGATGCTAAAATTGTTGGAGACACTGGTATTAATAACACAATAAATCAAGTTGGATCAGTTGCTATTGCGGCTTATCTTGCTAAAGATCAATTTAGCGCATTAGCCAATGCTGGACAATCAGCATTGAATAAACTTAGAGGAGTTGCTGGTGTGCCTAGTGGTGCTAACCCAGTTGTTTCTCAATCTGCGGCTGTTAATATCAGTACAAACGGAACTGTATTAACACAAAAAGACACTAGGGTTAAAATCAAAGTTCCTACATCATATCTTACATCATTGACCTGGGGAATACAAGTATCTGATAATTTACAGTCTTTGATTTTTGTCTTGGAAAATCAAGGTGGTATAATATTTCCCTACACTCCTACTATTGCGCAAGACTATTCTGCCGATTATGCAGCCGCAAATCCTACCCATAGTAATTACACTCAATATTTTTATAAAAATAGCAAAGTTGGTCCTATAAACATTACTGGAAAATTTACAGTTCAAAATGAAGCTGATGCCAATGTTTATCTGGCAACTATACATTTATTAAGATCGTTAACTAAAATGAGATCTGGTGGTCCTACTGGTGACCCAGATAGCGGTGCTCCTCCGCCTGTTTGTAGATTACAAGCCTACGGTGATTACATGTTTGATAATACTCCTATTGCCATTAATAGTTTTAGGATAGAATTACCTGATAGCGTTGATTATTTTACTGTGGGTAAACCTGGGTTTGGTTCTGGTGCTGTCTATTCTCAAACATCTGTGCCAGTTGTATCAACAATAGCACTTACATGTATTCCTGTTTACAGTCGTGCCGAAATGCAAAAATTTTCAGTTAGTGGGTGGTTATCAAATGGAAAATTACGAACAGGGGGATATCTATAATGTCTACAATATACAGTTCAACCAGTCCGTACTATACCACCAGCCAGGCCAATGGTTATCTTGATGTGATCAATTTTAGAGCCTTTCCATCATACACTGATGATATATTTTATGAAGTAACAAAAAATTACGAAAATAGACCTGACCTATTGGCCTATGATCTATATGGAGATCAAAATTTATGGTGGGTATTTGCTGTTAGAAATCCAGGCATAATTAAAGATCCAATATATGATTTAGTAGCAGGAATAAAAATATACCTTCCAAAACAAACTACATTAACAACGGCATTAGGAAGTTAATATGCCAGCTAATAGACAAAGTAGTCCTGGATTTTTTAATTTTATGAATTCTCCGTCGCAGAGAACAACTGCGGCACTGAAAGATCAGCAACAAAATTTATCTGGACAAACAGCATCAACAACTTCTCCAGTGGCTGGACAAAATCCTACCAACTTGACACCGGTTCAACCACCTCTCATAATCACCGATGAATTAAAAAATCTACCAAACAACACTGGCATACTAACAGGTAAAAATTCAACCAGCAACAATAACAATCCAACTATTCAAGAACTAAATCCTTTGGTAAAATCATCTGGTGCGAAGAATGTGTTGAACACCTATAGATCTTACACATATAATTTTACACTGGCAACATTGACCAATCTAGATCTAGAAGATCCATCTAGATACAGAAACAGTTCAAATTACTATGTTATTGCCAAATCAGGCGGCAAAGGCACCGACGCAATCAACTCTTCGGCAGGGTCAACCAGTCTGCCAACAAAAGATTACAGTATATACACTGGAACCAAACCTGGATTAGATCAACAGCAAGGTCAAAAATTAATCAAAGACTTCAACACACAAAGCCCAGGAAGATTTGATTTCTTTATAGAAAATGTTGAAATAGAAAATATCATTGCTCCGGGTCTAGAAGCTGGGTTCAGTTTGCCCACCAGCATTAGGTTTGACATCATAGAACCCTATAGTATCAATGGTTTTATTGAAGCATTACATGTGGCATCAGTGGCATCGGGATATCCATCCTACAACTATGCGGTATTTTTGTTGAAGATTGAATTTACTGGCTACAATGACAACGATGAATTGCCGTCAGTTACTACTAGTATACCCAAATCTACAAGATACTTTCCTTTTGCTTTTACTGGAGTAGAAGTTGAAGTCACTGAACGAGGCACACTATATAGATGTACAGCAATACCCTACGAACAACGAGGTTTTGGTCATCCAAATAAATTAAGAATACCCATGGGAATGACTGGCAGTTCTGTTGAAGATATTTTACAAAATTTAATGACCAAACTCAACGAACAGGTAGAGAAAGAAGATACTCAAAGTAAAAAAACAGCCAAGAGTTTTGACACATATAAAATTGTTTTCCCCAGTTATGTTGTTGATCAAGGATGGGTAGGTACTTCTGGTAATTCGATTGGATCCAGCAAGGTTGCTGAGCTGTTGAAAAACAACAGTGTGTATAAATTTAGAGACCCTGGAGATCCAAACACCAACGCTGAAAATTACAAATCACCTGACGACAGCAAACAAACAATCACCTATGATTGGCAACATGTTGACCCCAAAGAACCTCAGGTACAATTTTCTGAAGGCGCATTGATACACGACATAATTTCTTCAGTTATACGGGACAGCGAATACATCAGAGAAAAATTAAAAAATGCCGAAACATCAATCAAAGATGGATTCATGGATTATTTTATGGTAAGGATGGAGATTCGTAACAAGGCAGAATTTGATTACACTGCCAACAAACCTTATCAAGAATTTACCTATGTGGTCACTCCGTACAAGATACACTACAGTAGAATCCCTAACTACGGCTCGCTGAAAGTTGACCCAAAGCAGTTGGTAACTTACACACAAAGAACCTACAATTATTTTTATACAGGCGAAAATGTAGATGTGCTGACATTCAAATTGAATTTCAATACATTATATTTTGAAGCAATACCCAACATGTTGGGCAACAGTGATGTGGTTCCGTCTACAGATACAGCGGCTCCTGGCAACACCAATGATGTTCGAACCACCAGCAACGAAGGTAATTCACCAGATAGTCTGGGCAGGGCAGGAGTCAAACCAGTGGCACAGCCAATAGTGCCCTATGGTGGAACAGGACAGTTGCCCAATTATGATCCTTATGCCATCATGGCCAGGAACTTACATCAAGCCTTGGTAAATTCTAAAACCAGCATGATAACCGGCGATATAGATATCATAGGAGATCCATTTTATCTTGTGACTGGTGGCATTGGAAACTATGTGCCTGCTCCTGACTCTGCTTCACCTAGAGCCACTGTGGACGGCGATGCAGATCATAATTTTGGAGAAGTTTTAATCCAAATTATTTTCAACAATCCAATTGATATAGGGTCAGATGGTATAATGAAATTTGATTCAAGTCGAGTAGAATTTAGTGGTATGTACCGAGTCAACAGAGTCATTAATACATTTCATGATGGCATGTTCAAACAAAAATTAGATATTATTAGATTGCCAGGACAGATCAACAACAATGCTCCGGCAAGTAATATTGGTGACAAATTGGTCACCACTAAAAAATTAGAAGATACCACATTGGCAGATACTTCAAAATTGCCAACGCCAAAACCCAGTGTTAATATCAATACAAAATAACCTATGTCATCAACATTTGAACAAAGAAGAGCTGGAAAATTACCGTCATCTGGGCCATTTTTGGCCGAGGTGACCAACCACTTGGATCCAACCTACATGGGAAGCATTGAAGTTGCCATTAGAAAAGGAATTCCAAATTCAGTTGTTTTACAGAGTAATACTTATATTGTGAAATATCTCAGTCCATTTGCTGGTATTACCAGTATTAGACACACAGGCACTGCCAATGAAAACTTCAATGATGTACAAAAAAGTTATGGCATGTGGATGGTACCGCCAGATGTTGGTACTGAGGTTATGGTTATTTTTATTGACGGCGATCCTAATCAAGGATATTACATAGGATGTGTGCCTTCAACTTTTCAAAATCACATGATGCCAGGCATAGCGGCCAGCGCCAATGTGGATTCTACCGCAGATCAAAGAGCCAAATATGATGTAGACGTTTTGCCTGTGGCAGAATTCCTCAAAGACACAGAATTGTTGAACACACCCAATGTGTCATCGTTTAAAAAAGCTGTACATCCTTTTGCTGATGTGTTGTTGAAGCAAGGGCTATTGGCAGATACTGTGCGTGGCGTTACATCCAGCAGTGCTCGTAGAGAAGCCCCAAGTGCTGTGTTTGGAATCAGTACACCTGGCCCAGTTGATACCAGTGACGGAGCTAAAAAAGGAAAAATAGGATATATAGGAAATCGTCAGGTTCCGGTTAGTAGATTAGGTGGCACTACTTTTGTCATGGATGATGGTGACATTGCTGGCGAGAATGAATTGGTAAGAATAAGAACTCGTACCGGACATCAAATATTAATGCACAATACCAAAGATCTAATCTATATTGGCAACAGCAGTGGATCAAGTTGGATTGAAATGACCAGTTCTGGTAAAATTGATATCTATGCTGAAGACAGCGTCAGCGTACACACTAAGGCAGACTTTAATTTTAGAGCAGAACGAGATATCAATCTTGAAGCAGGTCGCCATATACATGCTAGGGCATTAGGCAATATGGAAACCAATGTTAGCGGATTTTATTATCTAACAGTTGATGATCATGCTAAGATTGTTATTAAAAATGACAAAGACGAGACGGTAGGACAAACCTCAAGAACATCGGTTGGAGTTGATCTACATATGAGTACTGGAAAAGACGCATATTTTACCGCAGGTAATAATATGAATCTAGGTTCAGTAAATGATATGTTACAAGGGTCTGGAGGAAACTTTAATGTTGGTGCCACTGGATATTATAGAGAAACTGCCGCAAAAATTGATATGAATGGACCAGCAGCCGCTAATCCTGGATCAGCATCTCCGGCAACAACTCCGCCTAAGCTACCTACATACAGTTTGCCCAATACAGATCCAGCGGCATCTTGGAAAGGTAATAGATATTCAACAACTCCGCTGACTAGTATCATGCAACGGGTCCCTACACATGAGCCATATGTACAACATGAAAGTATAGATCCTAAATTATATTCGGCAGCATCTACAGATGCTACACTACAGAGTAGGGCTAGTAGTGGCATTGCTGACAATCCCAATCTTGGAAAAGTAGCATCAGCAAATTATCCACCTGTGGTTCCTGGAACATGCTCTATAGAATATGCTCGAGATATTAATGCCACAACAAGTCAGGCTGGAATTAAGTCAATTAAAGATGCTTGTAAAAAACTAGGAGTCACTGCTCCCTATGCAGAAGCTGCCGTATTGGCCATTGTTGGCGGCGAAAGTAAATGGATACCGCAAACTGAAAGTTTTAATTATACCAGTGCCGCTAGATTATTACAGGTATTCCCAAGTGTGTTTAAAGGCGATGTTACTTTGGCACAAAAGTATGTTGGTAATCCTAACAATAGTTTGCCAGAATTTTTGTATGGATCAGGTACTGCCAAAGGACAATCTCTAGGAAATATATTACCTGGTGATGGAGCCAAATATATTGGACGAGGCTATATACAACTCACAGGCCGATCAAACTATTCTAGATATAGCAAGTTATTATATGATCTTGGTTATCTAGCATCATCAACCTTGTTAATTGATAATCCTGACTTGGCCAATGATAACACAATTGGCGCATTAATAGCTGTGGAATATTTTGTAGATAGAGTAAAACTTGCACAAACAGATCCTGGATACTTTGAAGCCGCAGTAACCGCAGTTGGAAATAATACTCCAGACATATATCAAATTAAATCAGGTTACTATCAATGTTTTTATGGACAACTCAGTGGACAAATTGTACAATCAGGAACAGAAACAATTGTTACAGATGGGGCAGGTAATCCTATAAAAACTGGTGTAAATTAACAGTATAAATATCGATATGCCATATAAAAATATTGAAATCAGCAATGCTCAATCTGTTGTTCAACAAACACAACAGCAGAGCCAATTCTATAAAGGGTTTAGCACTGTGAGCACTAGCAGCCATGGAGCCAAACTTTATGATTTTGATATTATTAAACAAGATATAGTTAACCACTTTAATACTCGCAAAGGCGAAAAATTAATGAATCCTGAGTTTGGTAGTATCATATGGGATCTATTAATGGAGCCGTTAACTGAACAAGTTAGAGATTTACTAACACAGGATATTGAAACTATTTGTAATTACGATCCTAGAGTTACTCCTACACAGATTAACCTCAATGAATACGATGATGGTTATATTTTAGAAATTACATTGTTATTAAAAACCACAAATGAATCTGCTAACCTAGTATTGAATTTTGATCAAAGCGTTGGCTTGGTAGTACAATAATATACCAGGTTAATAATACAAATAAATATGGTATATTAGAAAATTATGATCCCATCAACTACAAATCAATTATTAGTCACTGAAGATTGGAAAAAAATCTATCAGAGTTATCGTAACGCAGATTTTCAAAGTTATGATTTTGAAACTATTCGTCGTACAATGATTCAATATCTTCAGGAAAACTATCCTGAAGATTTTAATGATTATATTGACAGCAGTGAATATATTGCGTTAATTGATTTAATTGCGTACTTAGGACAAAATTTAAGTTTTCGTATTGACTTAAATGCTCGCGAAAACTTTTTAGAAACAGCAAGCCGTAGGGATAGCATACTAAGACTAGCACAACTGATCAGTTATGCTCCTTCAAGAAATATACCTTCTAGCGGATTTTTAAAAATAACTGCTATATCCACTACCGATAGTGTGCTGGATAGCAATAATATCAATTTGGCCAATACCACAGTGGTTTGGAATGATGCCACAAATTCAAATTGGTATCAGCAATTTATCTCTATTATAAACAACACAATGTCTGGATCATTTGCGTTTGGAAATCCCTACAGCAGAGATACAATCAGTGGTATATTAACTGAACAATATAGAATTAACAGTACCAATACAGATGTTCCAGTGTTTTCTTTTTCAAAATCTGTTAATGGTATTAATATGAGTTTTGAAGTAGTGTCGTCTAGTTTTAGTGGGTCTACATCAATTTACGAAGAAGCACCTACCCCTGCAAATACATTTGCATTAATATATCAAAATGACAATCAAGGCTATAGTAGTTCAAATACTGGATTTTTTGCTCAGTTTCGTCAAGGATCGTTAGGTATATCTAGCTTTAGTATAACCAGTCCTGTTCCTAATGAAATTGTTGGAGTTAATACATCTAATATCAATGATACAGATGTATGGCTATGGCAATTAGACGCTAATGGAAATTATACAACCTTGTGGACAAAAGTTCCTAGTGTTATAGGAAACAATGTTATCTATAATAGTTTAAGTCAAAGTGAAAGAAACATCTACAGTACAACTACTCGTGATCAAGATCAAATTGATATTAATTTTGCTGACGGTAGTTTTGGTAATTTACCAAAAGGCGATTTTAGATTGATATATCGACAAAGTAATGCATTGACTTATTCTATCACTCCTGATCAGATGAGCGGTGTTGTTGTAAAAATACCTTATACAAACAAAAGCGGACAGTCGCAGACTTTAACATTGACTATGGGCTTACAGTACACAGTAAGTAACAGCGCAGGTCCAGAAAGCAATGCTAGTATACAATTAAAAGCACCGCAAGCATACTATACACAAAATCGTATGGTTACTGCTGAAGATTATAACATTGCTCCATTAACATTGGGCAACGACATTTTAAAAGTAAAATCAGTTAACAGAGTATCAAGCGGAATCAGCAAATATTTTGAACTCAGCGATGTCAGTGGAAAATACAGTAAAACAAATATATTTGCCGAAGACGGTATTGTATATAAAAATAATTCTGAAGAAAATTTTTATTTTACTTTTGTTAGTCAATCAGACATATTCAATGTAATTAAACAAAAATTAGAGCCTGTTGTTGCCAGTACTGGGTTATTTTCTTTTTACCTTGATCAGTATCAACGACCAGACTTGAGTTATCTAAATTTATCTTGGGTTCAGGTTAATAAGTTATCTGGGCAATCAAGAGGATATTTTAAATCGGGTACATATCCTCAAAGTGTTGGATCGTATGCTTCGAGCAATTTATCATATGTTACCGCAGGATCGTTGATTAAATTTGTTCCTCCAGCAGGTTATTATTTTGATAAAAATAATTTAATACAATCTATACCTGGCAGCGGACAATTACCTCTTGGTGCTCAAAATTATATTTGGGCTAAAGTTCTTCAAGTTATTGGCACCGGAGACAATTCAGGTGTAGGAGCGCTTGATGACGGAACAGGTCCTATTATTCTAGACGGCATTATTGATAACCTTGCTATTCCTGTATCTATTATTCCAAAATTTATTACATCGTATTCTTATACATTTGAAAGTGAGCTGGCAAGCCTTTGCTCGTTACAAAGAAATTTTGGATTGAGTTTTAACCAAATTTCCAGAACATGGAATATCATTCTTGACACAAATTTAAACTTAACAAACGGTTTTAGTTTAAGCAGTCAGGGAGATGTTACAAGTCTTGGCCTAGATGCTAGCTGGTTAATAGCATTTGTATGGACTGGCACCGGTTATACAGTACGATATAGATTATTAAATTATGTGTTTGAAAGTGTTCAAGAAACTGCATTTTATGTTGATCCTAATAGTATAAATTACGACTATACTTCTGGTTCTGTAATTAAAGATAAAATTGATGTGTTGTCTTTTAATACAACAAATACATCAACACATTATCAATTAGGCAAAGATTATTCTTGGCAAATAGATTCTACAATTGTTGAACCCGACGGCTATGTAGATCCTACAAAAGTTCAGGTAAGTTTTTATGATTATAATAGTGCTGGATCAATTCAAGATCCTGACACTTTTAATAATATTGTTCAACCAGATTATGTAAATCCCAATATTGGATACCTAACTAATTTTGTTTATTTTCAGAAAGCATCGGATGGCATAAGATATCAATTATCAACAGCAACTATTACTGCGTACTCTACACCACTTGATGTAATAACTCCAGTTGATGGAGAATTATATTATTTTTATGATTCAGATTTTAATGTTGTGAATAGTTATAGTGCGTCAACCGATAGTTGGATATATCAGCCTGACTATTTTGCTTATTTTGGGCGTAGTGATTTAAAATTCCATTATATTCATAACAGTGGAGAAGATCGCAGGATTGATCCTAGCAAGAGTAATATCATTGATGTGTATATGTTGACCAGCACCTATGACACAGCGTATAGAGCATGGCTAAGCACCAGCATAGGTACAGAACCAGTTGTTCCTACTAGTCAAAGTTTAGAATTAAATTATTCTGCAGCACTTACTGATATTAAAACTATCAGCGATGAAATTGTATTTCAACCAGTTAAGTATAAAATATTATTTGGATCACAGGCTAATATAAATTTACAAGCAACATTTAAAGCAGTTAAAAATCCTAATATACCAACTAGCGACAATGATTTAAAAACACAAATATTAAATGCAATAAATCAATTCTTTGCGTTAGAAAATTGGGATTTTGGACAAACATTTAATTTTAGCGAACTAAGCACATATGTTATGAATTTGTTAACACCTAATATTACAAATTTTGTTATAGTACCTAAAATTAATAATTTTGGCAGTTTATATCAAATTACATGTGCAAGTAATGAAATTTTTATTAGTGGTGCGACTGTTAACGACATCAGCATCATTGACGCAATCACAGCAACACAACTAAACACAGTAACAATAATTACTAACAGCGGAAGCTAATAATGGCAAAAAGCATTAAGTCAATAAATTTATTACCTGAATTTTTTAGAACAGATAAAAATTCAAAATTTTTATCAAGTACAATTGATCAGTTAATTCAGCCGCCTCAGCTAGAACGCATCAGCGGATACATAGGTAGTACGGCCACTACTACATATAATGCAGCAACTGATGTTTATATAACAGAAACCACAGAACTAAGAAAAAATTATCAATTAGATCCGGCGTTAATTATCAATGATACTTCTGGAAATATAACAAAAGCAGTTGGCATAGATGATTTAACAAATGAAATTTCTGTTCAAGGCGGATTAGTTGATAATTTTGATAGAATATATAGAACTAAATTTTATTCTTATGATCCAAGAATTGATTGGGATAAATTTGTAAATTTTCAAAATTATTTTTGGTTAATAACTGGCCCAAGTGCTATCACAGTTGGAAATGTTAATGTAGAATTAGATATTATAGGATCAACTTCTTATACGTTATCTTCAGGAATTTTATTATCAAACGGAATGAAAATTAAATTTGATAATACTGTATCTCCTGCTGTATATCAAGAGCGTGAGTTTTTTGTAGAAGGTGTAGGTGTATCAATTAAATTAGTTGATTATTCTGTATTAACATCTAATCAAATTATCGCCACAGAGTACAATGATGGGTTTGATACAAATCCATTTGATGAATATCCGTTTGATAATTTTAAAAAATTACCTTTAACACCTGAATACATTACAATTAATCGTGCTAGTCAAGATTCAAATCCTTGGTCAAGATATAATCGATGGGTACATAGAGATATTATTACATTAAGTGCGCAGGCAAATGGCGTTACTCCTTTCTATCCCGATGCCTATAAGGCATCAAGACCTATTATAGAATTTCAACCAGACTTAAAATTATATAATTTTGGATCTGTTGGAATTGCTCCTGTAAGTTTTATTGATACAGTTACTACTGATGTTTTTAAAACTGTTGAAGGTGCTATTTGGTTTTATATTGATGGAGTAAAAGTACAAGACGGTAGCCGCATTATTTTTAATGCAGACCCAGATCCTTTGGTAAATGGAAAAATATTTCAAGTTAAATTTATTAATGTTGATGGCGAGTATAGAATTACATTAACCCAGCCAGCTGATTACGAGCCATTTTCTGGAGCATCAACTATTGTCGGTCTTGGAAATACTATAGGCGGAACAAGTTGGTGGTATAACGGAACTATGTGGATCATGGGACAACAACATAACAAATTAAATCAAGGTCCTTTATTTGATTTATTTGACAGTCAAGGTAATAGTTACAGTGATACACTTTACTACAATTCAACTTTTGCCGGAACACCGGTGTTTGGTTATAAAATTGGTACAGGCACTGCCGATTCAGTGTTGGGATTTCCACTGACATATAAAAATACTGGACTAGTTGGAAGTTATTTGTTTGAAAATTATTTTGCCACAGATACATTTTCTATTATTTCAAATAACATTACAGATACTGTTTCTATTAATCAGGGATTTTTAAAATTACTAAGCAATGATACATTTATTAATATATGGCAGTTATCAGCGGCATATCCAATACCTGAAAATGATGGTGTTTATGATTCGCCATTAGGACTTACAAACAACCCGTTAAATGGCAACATATCTAGTTTTACCTTAAGTGAGCTGTCTGATCATCTATCTACAATGTTGGAAAGAGATAGCGATTATACAGGAGACAATTTAAGAGATATTGCCAATCCTTCTCAGTACGGAACAAGATTAATTTCAAATTTCAATCCAATTGTATTTTCACAATTTTTTATTGGTGACAAAGAGAACAATGTAATTGATGCATTACATCGAGCCGCCGATCAGTATAATGAATTTAAGATGTCATTTTTACAGAAGTTGTCTGAATTTGATAATCAATCTGCGGTTGTTGAAACTGTTGACTCTATAATAACCAGTTTTAACGCAAATAAAAGTCAACAATTTCCTTGGTCGTTGTCAGACATGTTGGCCTATGGACAAGATAAAATTACAAGAACATGGACTGTAACTAGCCCTAGTAATACTATCTATCCTATAACAACTGAATTTAATCCTAGTGTTTTAAGTTTGCGATCAGTGTTGGTATATATTAATGGAATTCAGCAAATTTTAGGCACTGACTATGTATTTTTAACTGCAGATGCTGGAGTAGAATTTTTAACACCACTTGCGTTTAATGATGTAATTGTTATCGAAGATTATACCAGCACAGCAGGGTGCTATATTCCTCCTACTCCAAGCAAGTTAGGATTATATCCTAAATTTCGACCTGAAATTTATATTGATAATACATATGCTTCGGGCCCTCAAAAAGTTATTAAAGGTCACGACGGTAGTATAACAGTTGCATTTGATGACTACCGCGATGCTATAATTCTAGAATTAGAAAAACGAATCTACAATAATATTAAAGCTGAATACAAATACAGCTTATTTGATGTTGCTCAAATAATGCCTGGAGCATTTAGAACAGTTGATTATTCTATTGAAGAAATTAATCAGATTCTTCAAGCAGATTTTATACGATGGACTGGTACAATGGGTGTAGATGGCACCGTTAATTCTACATTTGATTCAGCCAATTATCTAACCTGGAATTACACCGGCGGGTACAACAATGAATTTGGCATAGATCTAAAAGGTAGTTGGAGAAATATTTACAAGTATCTATATGATACTGATACTCCAAATTTAACTCCTTGGGAAATGTTAGGTTTTTCAGAAATGCCTGATTGGTGGACTTCTATATACGGAGAAGCTCCTTATACATCTTTTAACATTGTATTATGGCAAGATTTAGAACAAGGACGAATACAACAGGGACCAAGAACAGGCATTGATGTGTTTTATGCTCGTCCAGGGCTATCTAATATTATACCTGTGACCAGCGATGGCACGTTGCGAAATCCTATATATTTGGCCAGTAATGTAACTCCATCAACTGTGAGTCAAAATTGGACGTTTGGAGATATTGGACCAACAGAAAATGCGTGGCGTCGTAGTAGTTATTATCCATTTGCTATACAAAGATTGTTGGCTTTAACAAAACCTGCGTCTTATTCCGCTGTGATGTATGATCCTTCGAGGATGATTTTGAATGCTGCAGGGCAATGGGTTTATGGTCAAGAAAATAGTTTCCTGAACATTAAAAACATAGTTGTTCCTTTGGATGTCTCAACACTAACAAGCGGGTACAGTGTGTATGTTTGTGAAATTGGCAAACAAAGAATTAATACATATATACAAAATTTAATTGATAAATTGACTTATTTAGATGTAAGATTGTTTTATAAAGTTGGAGGATTTGTTAGCAAAAATAAAATACAAGTAATTATTGATGCTTATAACCCTACATCAATAATTCCTGGAGCAATCTTACCACCAGAGGATTACAATTTAATACTAAATGTCAGTAACCCTATTCAGTCAACACCAATTAGCGGAATTATTGTACAAAAATCCAATGGTGTTTTTGTAGTCAAAGGATATGATAGCCAGCAACCGTATTTTAATGTTTACTTGCCTGTTAGGAATATATCTACACCAGCAATTACTATCGGCGGTATATCCGAAACTTATGTTACATGGGCACCGGGGACTTCTACATTTTCTACACCTTTAAATTCTATTGACATTACTACCGCAAATTCTGCAGCAACTGGCATATTTTATCAGCAAGGACAAATTGTTTTATACAATGGTGTTTTTTACAGAGTAAAGGTTAGTCATAGTGCCGAGTCGACTTTTGATTCAACATTATATGTTAAATTGCCTTCTTTACCTATAACAGGCGGAGTTACTGTTAATTCTGTTATTCAATATTCTCCTAATATTTCACAGATCCCCTATGGTGCTGAGTTTGATACACAACAACAGGTTTACGATTTTATCAAAGGATATGGACAGTGGTTAGAAACACAGGGATTTATATTTGATAATTTTGATAGCAATTTAAATTCTATTCTAGATTGGGATTTAAGTGCTAGAGAATTTTTATATTGGACAACACAAAATTGGGCAGACAATAGTGTCATTACTTTGAGTCCTTTCTCTGATCAAATTAAATTTACTTTACCAAATACTGTTGTTGATAATATATTTGATAGTTTTTATGAGTACAGTTTGCTACAGGTAAATGGAAAACCATTTCCACAACAAGAATTATCGGTCAATAGACAAGACGGAATTTGTACAATATCTACCAAAAACAATACGCCTAACTCGATATATTTTGCTAGATTAAACAGTGTACAAAAAGAACATGTAATGGTGTTTAACAATGTTACAATGTTCAACGATATAATATTTGATATTCAAGCCGGTTATAGACAAAAGCGAATGAAACTAATTGGTTTTAGAACAGCCAACTGGAATGGAGATTATTTTAGTCCTGGGTTCATTTATGATACGGCTCAAATTTATACCTGGCAATCGTATAAAGATTTTCAGTATGGCGATGTAGTTCAATTTAATGGAAACTATTATTCAGCAAAATCTAACATAACAGGAACACAGAGTTTTAATATTTCTGATGGTTGGATTTTATTAGGATCAAAGCCTGTAGCAGATCTATTGCCTAATTTTGATTATAAAATCAACCAATTTGAAGATTTTTATAGTTTAGATATTGATAACTTTGATGTTGGTCAAGAAAAAATGGCACAGCATCTAACAGGATATACACCTCGCACATATTTGAATAACATTTTTACAGATCCTATTGCTCAATACAAATTTTATCAAGGTTATATTAGAGAAAAAGGTACACGTAATGCTATAACAAAACTGGCTAAAGCCTCGGTATATAACTTACAAGGACAACTTGATTTTTATGAAGAATGGGCTTTCCGTGTAGGAAACTATGGATCTTATTCAACTTATCAAGAAATTGAAATTTCTCTAGTCGAAGGAA